GGTGACTTTATTGATATACAAGGTGAAACATCAGATAGAGAAGTTGCTGTTATTGAATCATCAAACTCTCTAATCACATTTGATTATCTTGGATCTGTATTCGGTCAAAACGCAACTGCAACTGCGGTCTTGACATCTGGATTTATTGACAAGGTTCAAGTCACTAACGGTGGTTCTAGTTACTCAACCAGACCAACTGTTAGAATCGATTCCATCTCTGGTTTCGATGGAAATATTCGTGCACTAGTTGGTGTTGCAGGTGTTGAACTTAGTGCAACTGGTTCTGGATATCAGAATCCTGCTATCAATGTTGAGACTTCCGTACCTGATGACTGGACTGCTCCAGACATATCAACTTACGGAGAAGAGTTGGTAGACCCCGAAACCCCATAAATAACTAAAAATTGTATCAGCGATGGCCAAGCAAACGATAGGTCTTGGATCTGCTGCTAACGACAACACGGGTGATACCCTGAGAGTCGGAGGCGATAAGGTCAATGACAACTTTAATGAAATATATACTGCCCTAGGAAATGGTACGACACTTACTGTCGATACCACAAACCCTGCTGTAGGACAAGTATTAAGATATAACGGTGCCAACTTTTTGCCATCGGATTACACTAACCTGACTGCAGCGTTAGATACAAATGGCAACTCTATAGTTTCTTCAAGTAATAATAATATAGCGGTAGCAACAAACGGATCAGGAGATTTATTATTATCAGCAGGTGGCGTAACATCAATATTCAAAGGTACAAAGGCAGCACCAAACGCTGCAGAGAGTGGAACTATTATATTTCCCACATCAATATCATATGATAATGAATATTCCACACTAGCAGGATCTCCTGTAGTTGGAACTTATAGAGGATATTTCTTTACAGTCAGTGGTGATGATAATCCATATGTAAATATGAATATTACTGCAGGTGGTGTAGGTAATGCTCAAGTAAAATTATTAACAGAATATTCAAGCGTCAATATGTTATCTGACGTCGATACAAGTTCTACACCTCCTAATAATGACCAAGTTTTAAAATGGAACTCATCTAGTAGTAAATGGTTACCTGCTGATGATGCTGCAGGTATTGGTAGTATTAACGTATTCCAATCTGTTGCAGGTGACACAGGATCTACGACTGCTAACAGTCAAACAGATACATTGACTATTGCAGGTGGTACTAATATTACTACTGCAGTTTCGGGAGACACTGTAACAGTCAACTTCTCTGGAACTTTGACAACAACACTTGCTGCTCTGACTGATACTAATACATCAGGTTTAACTCAAGGTGATATGTTGTACTGGTCTGGTTCTGAATGGATACCAACTCCTACAACTGGTCCTATCATTTGGTATGAGGTAGGTGCACCTGTTGAGAACGCAAGTAGTGACTTCTTAATCAACGGACCAGGACTTCCTGCGGGAGAAAACCGTGACCCAACGCTATATCTGCATAGAGGATTTACTTATGCTTTTGATAACACAGTTGAGGGTGGAGGACACCCATTTAGGATTCAATCCACACAGGGTTTATCAGGAACACCATATACAACAGGACAGACTGGTAGTATAACTGCAGTGTTATATTGGACTATTCCTTTTGATGCTCCATCAACTCTTTATTATCAGTGTACACTCCATGCTGCAATGCAAGGAACCATTAACATAGTATCATAATAAATGGCAAGAGACGTCCCAGGATCAGGCGCAGTCATTGAACCAATATTTGACGAAGTATTTGGAGTTCGTGCTGTTAAAGTTTTAAATGGAGGATCAGGTTATACACAATCTGATCCCCCTAGACTTACTGTGACTGGATGCGGTACACCTGATACAGAAGCATTATTATATCCAATCATTGATGATGGTGCAGGACAGATCATCCATGTAAGAGTTTTAAATAGAGGAAAGGGATATGATCCGTTACGTTTGCAGATCATTCCAGAACAAGAAACACCAAACGTAGTAAATTCATTTGATTTTAATAGAGTATGGCAACGTCATCCTAACTCATTAACACAGGGAACGTTCTCTACAACTGGTACACCACCAGTAAAAACTGATAGATTAACTATCGTATCAGATAATCATCCCAAACCATCTCAAATATTTTCAACTGAGTATCAACCAGGGGGAGCAACTACAGTTCTTGATAGAACTTTTAATCAAACATTTGTATTTCGTGGTGGTAAAGATGTTCCAAATCCAGGGACAAGAAATTTTCACAACAATAAAGCAGTTGGTATATTAGCAAATGGTGGTCTATTACATACTGCTGACTGGGGTACAGTAGGTGGTGCACCTACAAACTTGCCTATTGATATTATAAAATATAACTACGTTAAAAATACAAATCTATATGATGCGATATTAGATAATCAAATATATTATTATCATACCAGTAAAACTTTAGAAGAGTTTAAACTCACTAATGGTGTGTTTGAATGGGGACTTCAAGAACAGTTTACATGGACTGTTAAGACAGAACTTGATAATGTAATGTTACTTGTAGATCAAGTTGATCAAACATTGGGTAATGTAGAAGTAGGTAGAATAGTAGATGAGGTAGCAGGAACTGCGAGAGGAACTATTGCTAAGATTGTCAAAAATAGTTTAGGAACTATAACTAGGATATACTTGAGAGCAACAAGTGGTGCTTCTTTTCAAGATCAAGATCTATGTCTAGGTTCAAATGGATTTAAATTTCGAGTGGCAAGTGATCCTATCACTTTCCCTAATGGTTTGTTTTATATCGAGTTTGGTGCTGATGCATCAGAGTTTGGTAGTTTTACGCCAGGTCAGTATTACCTTGCTCCAGAAGATATTAAAGTTAAGAAAAACTATCTCATAATATGGAATCAATCAGATAGTTCAAATAGTTCACATCCTATGCAGTTCTCTACGACTGCTGATGGTACATTAAATGGAGGATCATTATATTATAATAGTACAGGTTCTTCTGCTAGTATATCTACAGTTAACGTTGCAGTTACAGTAGGTGTAGACAGTGTTGCAGGACAATCTACAGGTGTATTTTATTTCAATGGTGTTGAAAAACCTGCTAACTTTGCTTTAGTTAGAGGTTCAACTTATATCTTTGATCAGTCAGAAAATAGTAACGAAGTATATGGTGGTGCAAACCATCCATTGATGTTTAGTGTTGGATCTGGTGGAGATCATAATGGTCATGGTCATTATATGAGAGATGTTGTTTATAAGTTAGATGGCACTGTTGTTAGTATGGCAGCATATGTTAGCGGATTTAATGCTGCTACAAGTCGTACAGTTACATGGACTGTACCTACTAGTACACCCTCAACAATGTATTATTGGTGTCATTATCATACAGGACAAGGTAATAATTTCACTGTTACTTCTCCTCCTGCTCATGCTGCAGACTATGAAAATTCATTGCAACCAATCTTCATAATGAATGCTGACGAGACACAGAAAATATATTATTATTGTGGTAATCATCGTTATATGTCAGGATATTCTGGCGATGAAGGTTATATGATCTTGGATACCTCAACTGACGATGATGATGACGTTAATATGAATACATACTATGTCGAGGATTTTTATGGTACTGCAGCAGCAGGAACATTAGATTACTCTAGACATACAGATGGTCACTCCAAGATTATGGGGATGTCCTTTGATGGATATCCAATATACGGACCATGGGGATATAATTCTTCTGGCACTGCAGCATTAGAAACATCTAGTTATAGATTAAGAACTACTGCTGAACTTCAAGGTGCTAGACCGATTGTAAATACTGCAGGTACAGAAACTTATACAGTTACTGTTGCAGGTGGTCAATTTGCATTCAACGGATCATCACCAGAGTTTTTAAACCTAAAAAGGGGAAGAACGTATATATTCAACCAGAACGACGCAAGTAATACAGGGTCGAATCATATACTTATTTCTACGCAAACCGACGGTTGGCATTCAAGTAATCCAGTAGTTATTGGTCAAACATCTCTCTTGTATTCGGGTCAAGGGATAACATATCAGATTAATGGTAGTAATGTTACATATCAACAGTACCTCAGTGGATTTAATGGAGCAACAACTAGATCGATTACATTTACAGTTCCTGTAGATGCACCTAGCGTCCTATACCTTTTTGGATATATTGCTTCTGGTTATGGTTTAAGACTTGTTAACGATGGTTATATTCTTGGAGACCTCACATCAGATTATATTTACGATTCTAGTGTAGGAACTTTAGATGAGTATAATGGTAAGTTTGGTGTAACACCAGAGTATCCTAACGGAACTTACGCATATTTCATGACAGAAAATGCTATGGGTATGCCTACATATCCATATGCCATAGGTCCCAAGTATTATGGTACTCCTATTTTTGAAGGTAACACAGTTCCTGCACAACCTTCTGTATTCCCATCACTAGCAACAGGTGATGTTGTACTAAACACCAACGGATCAGTCTCTTATGTTAAGATGACTGTAAAAGGTGATAACTATTTCGGTCCTGCAAAAGCAAAAATATTAGGTGGGCAAGGAACTGGTGCAGTAGGATCTCCTATTGTTCAAACTGTTACTGGTCTATCTCTACTCAATCAAGGTAGAAGTTATGCAACTCCTCCAACACTGATCTTTGAAGGTGGTGGTGGACAAGGTGCACAGGGTGCTGCAGAAATTGATACCCTAGGTAAAGTCACATCTGTTAATATTGTAAATCCAGGTGAGTTTTATCAAGAATCACCTTATATTCTTATATCTGGTGGTGGAGGTATAGGTGCAAAAGCAGAAGCAAATATATCACAGGGTGCTATTACAGGTATTAATATTACCGATCCAGGTGAAGGATACACTTCTGTACCTAATATTATATTCACAAAACTTGTAAATCTCAAACGTAAGACGAGAGCAAGACAGGCATTTAACTCATCAGCAATATATCTTACAGGTCTTGTTAAAGATGTTACTGCAAATGATTCAAACATATATGTTGACTCTACAGCAGCATATCCAGGATCAGGTCAGATAATAGTTAATAAGGAAACTATAACTTATACTTCTAAAACTACAGGTAGATTTAGTGGTCTAACTCGTGGTGTTAACTTTAATTATGATCAGAGAGTTATATTGGATCCTAATCAAAACGATTCTACCACTGGTGTATCAAACTATAAGTTTAATGTTGGTGATAGGGTTATACGTCGTGTTGAGAGTGCAAATAATAAAGTTGCTAAAGTATATGACTGGGATTCTTCAACTAGAGAACTTTTAGTTACATTTGAAGTTGATGAACTAGCATTCATAGATGGTGGTAGAGCAGCAACAGAAGATGCTATTGTACAGTTTGATGCAGGTGTTGCTGCATCATCTGGTTCTGGTATTTTACCACACGTTATTATTGATTCGACAGGAAATAATATTGTTACATTAACAGATCCTATAGGATCATTGACAGATAAAGCATTCCAAGATACTGCAGAAAACTCTGGAGCAGGTGATGGTATACCTGATCTAGTTAATACATCAACTGATTATGCTAACCAGATTAGTCTTGATGGTGGTATATACAGTTCACTTTATGGTATTGAAGAAACTCAAGGTGGTACTAACACAACTCTATTCCAAGTTGGTGATAGTATTAAAGACGGTGATATACCGTTTAAGTATGCTACAGTTACCGAAGCGGGTGGACTTGCAGATGGTGTAGCACATAGTGCGGTGCTAAATATCACATTAGACGTATCAGCAGGTGCAACTACAAACTATCAAACGAATGAAGTTGTAACTGGTGCTATTTCTGGAGTGCAAGCAACTGTAGTTTCTTGGAATAATCAAACTGGATTACTACAAGTTAAGGATATAGTTCCATTTAATACAAGTAATGTTAATATTGGTATTGGTGGATTACTATATGAGTTTTCTCAGAATAGCAGTGTTATTGACTTTATTATTGCAAATCCTGGAACCAACTATACTGGAGTCCCAACAATAGCAATAGAAAATACAGGAGATATACAGGCAACTGGTACTGTAGTTATGACGACTGCAGGAGACCAAGTTGCATCAATCACCATTAATAATGGAGGGTATGGAATCCCTCAAACGGTAGATGGCACCTACGCTTTACACCCAACTGTAACATTTACAAATGCGAGTGGAGATACAACAGGTGCGAATGCTGCTGCACAAGCAGTATTAGGTGGAGAGAACCTTGTAGGTAATGGTGGAGCAACCTATAGGATCAAGAGCATTGAATATCTTACAACAGTTCGCTCGTAACTACGATAAATAAACAGGAGGACAATAGTACCTAACAATGGCAGCATTATTAACGGATCAATTTAGAATATTTTCTGCAAAGAAATTTATTAAAGCATTAGAAGGTCCTGACTCAACTCAATCTGATACAGTAGCAGGTGCAACGAGAGATCGTTTGTATCTGTTTATTGGAAGACCACAACCGTGGGATAATGAAAACTCACCGCCTCAAGCGGTGGACTCATTCTCTGAGTTCTCAGGTTCATATGACGACATGGTATCGATGAAGCGAGTACTTGCTTCTGATACTGTGCAAGTTTGTCGTAGAATTGACTGGGTATCCCCAGAACAAACTACTGGTGGACTTGGTTTCACTTACGACATGTATAGACATGATTATAGTCCCTCCAAAACTGCTGCCTCTGGTGCGACTAAACTTTATGATTCTGACTTCTATGTTGTAAACTCTCAATATCAAGTATACAAATGCATCTATAATGGAACTTCTCCGTCCGATCCAAATGGTAAGCCTAGTACTGTCGAACCTACTGGTACTAGCACTAGCATCATTACTACTGGCGATGGGTATCGTTGGAAGTACATGTACACTATTCCAGTTGCAAGCGTTCTTAAGTTTTTCTCAAACGACTACATGCCCGTCTTTACCAACGCTGCTGTTCAAACAAACGCAGTATCAGGTGAAGTCGATACTGTTGTTATTAACGCTGCAGGGTCTGGGTACAACAATGGTACTTA